TTTAGACTTCGGTGCACCCGGCACGCCCGAATCAATAATGGCGTCTAGGCTCCCAGACACATGACTGCCAAAGTCCACCCTGTGCTGGCTCGACACCTTGCGCACATCCATGCCAACAGCCCGCAGGTCAGAAATAATATTCGGCTCCTCCTGGTGCCCCCGGCGAAACAATCGCAGGATGCGACCCGGAAAGGTCGGCTGGACCGCCCAGCGAAACGATAGCCACAGCTTGCGGTCACACGGGTGGCCCAGACCACTGGCACCAAGGTGCGCACGCGGCACCTCGGCTTGCGCCTCATGCGCCTTGTCAATCAAGCCTTGGATGGTAATATCTGACTCGGGAATTTGCACTTATTCTCTCCTTGGTTGAAATTAGCCCAGACCGTTAAAAGTCTGGGCATTTTTTAATTACTTCTTCGCCCAAGGTGGCGCTGCTTTGGCAGGCGCTGCACTATCCATCGGTTTGAATGCAGCAACCGACGCAGGCGCTGCACTTCCGGATGTTGACTTAAAAGCCTTCACTTCATTGCTGGCCCCGTATTGCGCATCTTCCTTCACTTCCAGCTTGATGCTCAACTGCCCACCGATCAACTGGTCAGTGTCCGTTACCTTGGCCAGACCAATCGCACGCATAACCTCGCCCAACTGCTGGCGGCCAATCTCCTCAGCCTTGGGGTTTGCGTTCTTGATGTTTAGGTTTCCAAACACCACACGCCCTTGATGGCTTGGCCCGGTCACGTCGTAACGCAGCTTGATATATTGGCCGTTACCGGCCTTGGTTGCTTTCAACTCAGCCTGAGAAATGGTCACGGTGTACCAGCCGGCAGGCAATGGCTCAAAGTTTCCACCGTTGCCCACGGGCAATTCGTTGATGTCAAATGATTCAGATAAAAAAGCCATGATGTTTATTCCTTGATAGTGATTTTGAAAGAGGGGCGGCCAGGCTTGGCCGTAATAGCAGCCGCAAGCGGCCCGGTAATCGTTGCGTCCGACGCTTTCCACAGCGCCATGTTTAGTTCAGGTTTCCATCGAAACAGTTTCGCCAGGTGCTCAGTCAGGCCAAACTCAGCGGCCAACTCTTGGACCTTCTCGCCGTCTACCTTGCGGTCAATGCGACCCGTGATTTTCACCACAAAACCTTCCGGCTCCGCAGTCTCAGTGCCTTCAAAGCTCTCGGCCACTGCCAGCAGCTTGACAATCTTGTCCTCAATCATCCGGCGTTCGGTGGTGGACTTTTCCTCGTCCTTTTTCCAGTACAGCCATTCAGCACTCAACTCTTTCAGGTCTTCACTCATGCCCGGCCCCCAATCTTGGAAATGATTGCACCAAGGTCAGGCGCTTCCCACGCGCCCAGCTTGCCAGAGCGATCCTTCGCCAGCCAAAGTCCATCGGAATCGCACATCAGCGCGCGCTGGGTCACGCCTTCAGCATCACGCTCAACACGCAGCGCCAGCACCTCATCAAAGAAGTAGGGTAAACCCTGCGTTAAGCTCTTGCCCGGCATTCCAGGGTTGTAAAGCATCTTGCCCATCTCATCGGTGGACTTCTCCAGCTTGGCGCTCATGTAAACGTGCTTGCCAGTCAAGTCACGGAAGGCGCGGATCAGTTCTTGCATGGTGGTGTTCATTTCACCATACGCTGCCCGGCCATCCTTTTGCTTCTTCATCTCGTGGTGCAAAACCACCTCAGCCACTTCGCTGATCGAATCCAGCGCCACCGATTCAAAGCCCGCTGCCTCTTGGCTATCCTTGCACCAAGCGTAAGCCTCGCGCAAATCCTCCATGCTGGTAATTTCAATATAGGGCAAATCAGCGTCTTGGATGGACAACAGCCCACCCTCGGCAGACAATACGATGGGATTTGGCAACGTTCTAATCAGGCTGGTTTTACCCGCCCCCGCTTGCCCGTAGACAAGCAGCTTCACACCGCTGGCAGACAAACTGCCCGTACTTTTTAAGTTGATAGCCATTCGGCTCTCCTGTTTTGTGCGCCACTGTCAGGGAATCTGTTTGTGGCGTGCTTGAAGTATAAACTATTTTTAAGGTAAGATACGGACATCTTAATTATTTATTTTCACAAAGGAAAAGCAACATGATGACACTAGAGCAAATTCGACAAGCACTTTCAGACCGAATGCCCGCCAAGGTATCCGAGGCCACCGGCGTTCACTACAACACCATCCGGCAAGTGCGCGACAACCCAGAAGCAAACCCCACTTACAAAGTAATCAAAGCCCTCAGCGATTACCTCCAACCCTCGGCGGTCTCACATGGCTGAACTCGGCACAATCCTCGGCGGCCCTTGGGCACCACCCCCAGAAAAACGGGTTGCACCCCCAGAAACGCAGCTCATTGATGCCATGCGAGCCGCCGGTTTAGAGCCACCCGAGGAAATTTACTTCGATGGCAAGATTCACCGGTTCAAATCCGGCACCAAAGGCGCACCAGGACACGGCGACAAACCCGGCTGGTACTTGGTGTTTGGTGATGGCATTCCAGCCGGTCGGTTCGGATGCTGGCGCGCAGGCATGGAAGTGACATGGCGCGCAGACATAGGTCGCAAGCTCACACAGGTCGAGGAAATGACCAACCTCAAACGCCTCACAGAAGCCAAAGCTCTGCGAGACGCAGCCCTAGAGCGCCAGCACCAAGTCGCCAGCGAGACGGTTGATAAAATTTGGACCGGCGCACAGGCCGCGCACCCAGATCACCCATACTTGGCAAAAAAGGGAATCGGCGTCCACGGCGCAAGGGCCACCGGCGATGGGCGGTTGGTCGTTCCACTCTACGACGAAGACGGCACCCTCAGCACCCTTCAATACATCGACCACCAAGGCGGCAAGCTCTACCACCCCGGCGGCCAGACCGGTGGAAAGTTTTGGATGATAGGCTCACTGGATGAGCCAGGCACTTTGTTTGTGGCCGAGGGATTTGCAACCGCCGCAACTATCCACGAGACCACCGGCAGGCCCTGCACCGTGGCCTACAGCGCCAGCAACCTAGTTCCAGTCACCAGCATCTTGCGCGAACTCCACGGCGCGGCTCAAGACATCGTGATCGTCGCAGACCACGACAAAAGCGGCGTCGGTCAGCGATATGCAGAACAGGCCAGCGCAAAGTATGGCGCCAGAATGGTCATGCCACCGGTAGAAGGAGACGCCAACGACTACGTTCAGGCAGGCCACGACCTTGCCAGTTTGCTCATGCCACTCAAAGACGATTGGCTTATTCCAGCCGATGACTTCTGCGCACAGCCCAGCCCCATCGCCTGGATGGTCAAAGGCTGGTTACAAGAGCAAGCCCTCATCATGGTTCACGGCCCATCAGGTGGCGGCAAAACATTCGTAGTTTTGGATTGGTGCCTTCGCATGGCCAGCGGAACCCTTGACTGGCTTGGGCACAAAGTAAAGCCCGGCAACGTGGTTTACCTAGCAGGTGAGGGCCACCACGGTTTGCGCGGAAGGGTGGCAGCATGGAAACACCACAACCAAGCCGGACGCCTCAATATGTGGCTTTCTAAAGACGGTTGCGACCTCAACACCCCGGCCGGATACCTCAAGGTTGTTGAAAATATCCGCTCCCTCAAAGTGCGGCCGGACGTCATCACCGTTGACACCCTGCACCGATTCCTTTCAGGCGACGAGAACAGCGCCCAGGATGCCAAGACCATGCTGGATAGCTGCAACGCACTCATGATGGAGTTTTCCTGCTCAGTCGTTTTGGTGCACCATACCGGCGTTTCAGACGAGGCCCAGCACCGGGCGCGAGGCTCAAGCGCATGGCGCGGTGCCTTGGACATTGAGATCAGCATCGTGCCTGGCAAGGACGACAAGCCAATGGAGATCGTGCAGCGCAAGAGCAAAGATGCAGAAATGGCACAGCCGATTTACGTCAACTTGCAAAGCGTGGCCATCCCCGGCTGGTTTGATGAAGACGGCCAGCAGGTCACGAGCGCAGTAATTGCGCAGGCTCAGGCCCCGACTTCAGCCAAAAAAGACAGCAAGATCGACAGCCACCGCAAGACATTCGAGAACGCTTGGTGGTCATCAGGCGCAGAGGAGCGTAATGGTTTACCCTACATTAGCCGGTCAGCAATGATGGATTATTTGGTTCAAAAGCTCAACGTAAGCGAGGCTTCAGCCAAGCAATACATCAAGCCAAGCGCGCCAGGAAAGCCCATTGCAGACCTTCTAGCATCCGAAATAATCGAGGCCTTTGAGCATGGCTGGATCGTCATTGACAACACTCAGTCCAGCGCAATGATGATCAGAAAATCAATGCCATGAACAAAGTTATCCACAAGTTATCCACAGGCAGTAAATCGGTAACTGGTAACTGCAACGTAAAAAAACGATACAGTTACCTTGGGCAAAAGCAGCGATTTAGGGTAACTTTTGGTAACACACCCCTTTAGGGGTGTTACCAGTTACCAGACGATGCAGCGAAATTTGATACCACCAAACATTCCATCAACACAAAAAGTTATCCACAGGCAGAATCACATGAACAAACCAACCAACATCAATGAAATGCTCGCAGGCCGTGAGGCCCGTTATGGCAGCTTTGAAGGCCATGCCAATATCAGTCAGACACTCAAAGACGATATGCGCCAGCACCCAGGCTGGGAGCGTTTGGTTTCCGATCAGCGCGAGGCTTTGGAAATGATTGCCCACAAAATTGCACGCATCCTTAACGGCGATCCAGACTACGCAGACAATTGGGTTGACCTCGGAGGCTATCCGACCTTGGTGGCGAACAGGCTTGAAAAAGAGGACAATGCACAATGAGCACAAAATCACACAATCCCGCCGACAAGGTCGAACGCTGGAGCATCGACAAACTGGTGCCCTACGCCAGGAACTCGCGCACCCACTCAGATGAGCAGGTGGCCCAAATAGCGGCCTCAATCAAGGAATGGGGCTGGACTACCCCGGTTCTGGTTGACGAGCAAGGAAGCATCATTGCAGGCCACGGGCGCACTCTCGCAGCCCAACGCCTCAAGATGACCGAAGTCCCTGTCATGGTGGCATCCGGTTGGAGCGATGCCAAGAAACGCGCCTACATCATTGCCGATAACAAGCTGGCGCTGAATGCGGGGTGGGATGAATCCATGCTGGCGCTGGAACTGGGCGAGATTAGTGATCTTGGTTTTGACATTACCCTAACAGGGTTTGGCAAAGACGAACTGGCATCAATCATGGCGCCTGAACCAACTGAAGGCCTGACTGACGAAGATGAAATCCCATCCGTCCAAGATCAGCCACAAAGCCAGCGCGGTGATGTTTGGATTATGGGTGAGCACCGACTCATGTGCGGCGACAGCACACTTGCTGATGACTTGGCCAAGCTGATGGATGGCGAAAAGGCCGATCTTGTCTGGACTGACCCGCCTTACAACGTTGCTATTGATGGCAAGGCAGGCAAGATCATGAACGACGACATGAGCGATGGTGAATTCAGAAAGTTTCTGGATGCGGTCTATGACCGGTACTTTGAAAACATGCGCGATGGCGCTGTTATTTACGTGGCTCATGCAGACTCAGAACGTGTTGCCTTTACCGATTGCTTTAAAAAGGCCGGGCTTAAAGTTTCACAAATCCTGATCTGGGTGAAGCAAAGCGGAACGCTCTCGCGCCAGGACTTCAACTGGAAGCACGAACCGATCATTTACGGATGGAAAGAAGGTGCTGGCCATTACTTCTGCAAAGACTTTACACTGACCACGGTGATTGATGATGACCTGGACATCGATAAGATGAAAAAAGACGATATGGTGGCCATGCTCAAACAGATCAAAGAGCAAATGCCAACCACCACTGTCAGACACGATAGACCAACCAAGAGCGATCTACACCCGACTATGAAGCCGGTCGGACTGGTGCAACGCATGATCGAGTGGTCGAGCATGGACGGATGGCTTGTCCTTGATTTGTTTGGTGGCAGCGGAAGCACCATGATTGCCTGCCAGAAATCAAACCGTCGCTCACGATTGATGGAGCTTGACCCAAAGTTCGTTGACGTGATTGTCAAACGCTGGCAGGACTTCACTGGAAAAATCGCAACACACGAAGAAACTGGAAAGCCTTTCGCGGAGGTTACAAATGGCAACTAAAACTGAAAAACCCACTTATAAAAAGATTGGCGGCAATGGCGGCGCTCGTTCAGGCGCTGGCCGACCAGAGTTTGAGCCAATCGATGCCGAACGAAAACAGGTCGAAGCCCTCAGCGGCTACGGTTTGCCTATCGACCAAATCGCGGTCCTGGTGCGCGATGGCATCCACGTTGACACGCTTCGCGCTCACTTCAGCAATGAACTGGTGTCCGGCAAGGCCAAGGCTAATGGGCAGATAGGGAAAACCCTATTCCAAAAGGCAATGGGCGGCGACACTACTGCCATGATTTGGTGGAGTAAAACTCAGATGCGATGGGCAGAAACCCAGAAGCATGAACTTACTGGTGCAGACGGTGCACCTTTGGAGTTTGCCAAGATTGAGCGGGTTATCGTCAAGAATGGCTAAAACCCTTCAGCTTCAAACACCCGAGTGGGCCTTGCCACTGCTCAACCCCAGCCGCTATAAAGGCGCTTGGGGTGGGCGCGGCTCTGGCAAGTCGCATATGTTTGCCGAGCTGATGATCGAGGCTCACATCATGGATCAGAAGCGGCGCAGCGTTTGCGTGCGCGAGATCCAGAAGTCGCTGAACCAGTCAGTCAAGCGTTTACTGGAAACAAAAATCCAAGACATGAACGCCGGTGCTTACTTCGAGGTGCAGGATGCCGTTATCAAGTCCAAGAAGGGAGATGGCGCGATCATCTTTCAAGGCATGCAGAACCATACCGCTGATAGCATTAAAAGTCTTGAGGGCTATGATTGCGCATGGGTCGAAGAAGCCCAAAGCCTGAGTCAAACCAGTCTTGACCTACTCCGGCCAACAATCCGCAAGCCAGACTCAGAATTGTGGTTCACATGGAACCCGCGCCAGCATTCCGACCCGGTGGACTTCCTGCTGCGCGGCCCGACACCGCCAAAGGATGCGAGCGTTCTGAAGGTCAACTTCACCGATAACCCGTGGTTTCCTGACGTGCTCAGGGATGAAATGGAGTACGACAAGCGGCGCGACATTGACAAGTATCAGCACGTCTGGATGGGCGGCTACCTGACCAACAGCAACACCCGCGTGTTCAAGAACTGGCGTATCGAAGACTTCGACGCACCAGCCGACGCCGTTCACCGCCTCGGTGCAGACTGGGGCTTCGCCGTTGACCCGACCACGCTGGTGCGCTGTCACATCATCGGGCGCACGCTTTACATTGACTACGAAGCCTACATGGTCGGGTGCGAGATCGTCAACACCCCAGAGCTGTTCATGCAAGTGCCCGAAGCCGAGAAATGGCCCATCGTGGCCGACTCCGCCCGGCCCGAGACCATCAGCCACATGAGAAAGAACGGCTTTCCAAAGATCATGACCGCGGTCAAAGGGCCAAAGTCGGTCGAGGAAGGCATTGAGTTTCTCAAGAATTACGACATTGTGGTTCACCCCCGCTGCATCCACACCATCGACGAACTGACCCTCTACAGCTACAAGACCGACCAGCTCACAGGAAAAGTGCTCCCCATCCTGGAAGACAAGAAGAACCACGTGATTGACGCCCTGCGCTACGCCTGCGAAGCCATCCGGCGTGCCATCACCGTCAAGCCCCAAACCTTTACCCCATTGCCCGTATCGCACCGCTGGTGAGATAATCCGCACAAACCAAGGAACCCAACATGGCCCGACTATCCAACGACCAGCGCCTCGCCAATCTTCACGACGAAGCCCTCGCCCAATTCGACGACGTGCAAACCGCCCTTCGCGACGAGCGCCTTCAGTGTCTCCAAGACCGGCGTTTCTACTCAATCTCAGGCGCTCAGTGGGAAGGCCCACTCTCCGACCAATACGAGAACAAGCCAAAGTTCGAGGTCAACAAGATCATGCTCTCCGTGATGCGCGTTATCAACGAATACCGCAACAACCGCATCACCGTTGACTTCGTCAGCAAAGACGGTCAGGAAAATGACAAGCTGGCCGAGGTTTGCGACGGCCTTTACCGGGCAGACGAGCAAGCCTCCGTTTCCGATGAGGCCTACGACAACGCATTCGAGGAAGCCGTCGGCGGTGGCTTTGGAGCCTGGCGCCTGCGCACCGTCTACGAGGACGAGGAAGACCCAGAAGACGACCGTCAACGCATCCGCATCGAGCCAATATTTGACGCCGACAGCTCCGTTTTCTTTGACCTAGGAGCCAAGCGCCAGGACAAATCAGACGCCAAGTTTTGCTTTGTGGTCACCAGCATGACCCGCCAAGCCTACCAAGACACTTGGGGCGATGACCCGGCAAGCTGGCCCAAAGTCGTTCACCAGTACGAATTTGACTGGTGCACCCCAGACGTCGTATTTGTAGCCGAATACTACAAAGTAGAGGAAAAGACCGAGACCATCCGCATATTCCAAGCCATCGACGGCACCGAGGAACGCTACAGCCAGGCCGACTTTACCAACGACGAAGCCCTAGAAGAAACCCTAGCCGCCATCGGCAGCCGCGAGATTCGCCAAAAGCGCATCAAGCGCAAGAAGGTGCGCAAGTACGTGCTCTCAGGCGGCAAAGTGCTTGATGACGTGGGCTACATTGCAGGCAAGTGCATTCCCATCGTGCCCGTCTACGGCAAGCGCTGGTTCGTTGACAACGTGGAGCGTTGCATGGGCCACGTCAGGCTTGCCAAAGACGCCCAGCGCCTCAAGAATATGCAACTCAGCAAGCTGGGCGAGATCAGCGCCCTCTCAAGCGTCGAGAAGCCAATCCTCACGCCAGAGCAGGTCGCAGGCCATCAGGTCATGTGGTCAGAGGACAATCTCAAGGACTACCCTTACCTCTTGGTTAACCCCATCACAGGGCCAAACGGCGAGCAAACCATCTCAGGCCCAATCGGTTACACCCGCAGCGCAGCAATCCCACCGGCAATGGCCGCGCTCTTGCAGATCACAGAAACCGATATGCAGGACATCTTGGGCAACCAAGGCGGCGCTGACAAGATGGTCAGCAACATCTCAGGCAAGGCCGTCGAGATGATTCAAACCCGCGTCGATATGCAGTCGTTCATCTACATGAGCAACTTTGCCAAAGGCATGAAACGATGCGGCGAGATTTGGCTTTCAATGGCCAAAGACGTTTACACCGAGGACAAGCGCAAAATGAAGACCGTCACCCCAGCCGGTGACGTCGGCATGGTCGAGTT